CATCTATTTATCTCCTTTCAGCCGGATGCCGTCCGGTACGGTTTCTGGGCATGAGGCCCCGACTAAGCGTCCGAAGACGCCAAGTCGGCGCATCACGTCGCATTGATAGCTGCTCTGGCGAGCTGTAAGGCGTAAACCCATGTCAGAACGCCGGGGAATTTTCTGATGATCGCCTTTGCGCCGGCAATTTCACGTTCGTTAAATCCAAGCTTCACCGCCGCATCGCTTTCCTTTGCGGTGACCGGGCCGCTCGCGGCGGCTGGATCGGGCTTCTTTTGCACAACGATGAAACCGTCGCGCTCAAGCAAATCTTGTGTCTTCTGATCGACAATGCTCATTCATGCCTCCAGCACACGGAGAACGCGGAAGCTCGACGGCTCGACCACATGCCCTTTGCGATTTTGCAGCTTCCACGACAGCAGGCGCCCATCGGCCAGCCGGCCGAAGGTGGCGGCGCCGAGCTTGCCGGTCAGCTCGGCCTTTAGCGCCGTCTCGTTTTTCTCCAGCCGTTTGATCGCAGCTTTCGTCTCCGTCAGCTCATCGACCGCGACAAGCGCGCGGTTATCACCGCGCAGATCGACCTCGCTGCCGTCATCAGTTGGGAATAGTTGTTTGATCAGCGCCGTGTCGCGCTGCGGCTCGAACGGAGGCATGATTCCGGGATCGAGGTAGTTGCGATGGAATGCGAGAACATCGCCACAGATAGTATCCTCAATATCCTGACTGTATTCGACATCGAACAAGCGGAACGTCCAGTCGAACTCGCCGTTTATGAGCACCGCGAGCACCGCCCACTTGCAGCGATCAGCGTTGAGCATGCGCTCGGTGATAGTCTGCAAGCGGAAATGCACCGGCGGCGTTGCCGGCCCGTCGATCGTGCTGTCGGGATCGTGCAGCCACTTCTGCCGAAATATGGAACGGCTCACGACTTTCGCCTGCACCAGGCCGAACCCGTCACGGTCGGGCGCCTCGGCATAGCCGTCCGGCGTGCAGGCGATTCGTCGCTCGCGGTCGATGACGTGGACGCGCGCGCGCACCACCCGCCATTCGGGCCGTTCGTCCGCAAGTGCCTGAAACACGGCACTTTCGCCCCATCTGCCGCGGCGCAGCACGCCGTTGTCGATGAGTGGCGGGCGCAATCCCTTCTTTTCCGCGAAAAGCTCCGCGAGCGATCCGTAGGCGGCGACACCGCACACCGTTGCGACCTCGCTGGCGCCGATGAATTGGCGGCGTGCAGCCAGCCAATCGTAGTTCTGCGTAATCTCGATTCGCTCGACCACGGCGGCACCGATTTTTGATTATCCGATCGACGCGGACTATTTGCGTTCAAAAATATTTCGTCAAGACGAGCGCGCCGACGACGATCGAAAATGGGTAATCATTGCCCAAAAACCGAAAACTACCCGAGTAGGGAAATGTTGGAGGATCAAACACAAGCAGCGTTCAAATGGGTATAGTTTACACCACGACTTTTATTTCAAAGCGATTTGAACGGTTCAAGCCGTGCTCTTGACGGGCGCGAGCGATAAGCAGCAGGGTCGCAAACTCATTTGAACCGGAGGAATCCCATGACGGCAGGCAACGGCTATGACGGCGAGGAATTACATGCGTTCCTAAAATCGATCGCCACGCAGCACGACGAACTCGACAAGCTCAAGGCTGCCCACATGGCCAAATGCAAAGGCCCGCGCGGCAAGATCAAGAGCACGATGAAGTCGGTGCGCGAGTCCGAAATCAACGTCAACGCATTCCGCGTCGAGCTGAAAAAGTTTCTGGACGATCGCAAGCATCAGAAGCGGGTGGAAGCGCTAGAGCCCGACGATGCGGAGGCGCACGAGATGATCCGCCAAGCGCTCGGTCCCTACGCCGACACGCCGCTCGGGCAGGCCGCAGTCAAGCGCGGGCGGTCGAAGGGTGGCGAGGCGCAGGACAGCGTTGCGGGGTGACAATGCCGATCTGTCCGCGTTGCCATCAGCCGATCAGGGATGAGCGCTGCGGCGTCTACTTGCCGCCGCGCAAGTCACGCATCATCGGTGTTCTGGAGAAAGCGGGTGAAGACGGCATCAGCATCGACAAGTTCATTGCTGCCGTCTGGGACGAGCCGCGCTCACAGAACACGGTGAAATCCCACATCACCCAGCTCAACCGTCTACTCGCTTCAACAGACTACGAAGTGCGGTTCGATCGAGAGGCGCGGCGCATCTATCTGACCCGCGAGCGAAAGAAGGTCGCATGATGAGCAAGCTGGCGTGCCGTTATGCCGACAAGAAACGGCGCCGCGCGCTGCGTGAACGGCAGCTCGGCAAGAAGCAAAGGGCGATGCCGGCAAAGCTTTACGGCGTGATTTATGCCGATCCGCCCTGGCGCTTCGAGCCCTACAGCCGCGACACCGGCATGGATCGTGCCGCCGACAACCACTATCCGACGATGGATCTGAACTCGATCATGGCGCTGCAGGTGCCGGCGGCGCCGGATTGCATCCTGTTTTTATGGGCGACGGTGCCAATGCTGCTGCAAGCACTCGCGGTGATGAGCGCCTGGGGCTTCAAGTACAAGACGCACTTTGTTTGGATGAAGGACAAGACCGGGACCGGCTATTGGAACCGGAACAATCACGAAATTCTGCTGCTCGGAACGCGCGGCGGCGTGCCGGCACCGGCAAGCGACAATTACCCGTCCGCCATGCAGGCGAAGCGCACAAAGCACAGTGCCAAGCCGCCGATGTTCCGCGAGCTGATCGAGCAGACATTTCCGACGCTGCCGCGCATCGAGCTGTTCGCGCGCGAGCGGCACGCCGGATGGGACGCATGGGGGAATGAGGTCGAGGACTGCGGCAAGAGGGCGGTGGCATGAGTGGCGAGCGCGATCTATTCGGATACCCGCACTATGACGGTAATCCACCGTCGCAGCGACACAGCGACACCTCGCGCGCGGCGGCTGACAGCATCCGAAAGCGCGTCGGTCCGCTGCATGTCGAGATCATAGAGTTTCTAGCGGGGTGCGCGGGCGCAACCGATGAGGAAATGCAAGGCGGGATTCCCATGCCTGCAAACACGCAACGTCCGCGGCGTGTGGAGCTGACGCAGATGGGCCGTGTCATCGACAGTGGCCGCCGACGCGCCACAAAATCAAGGCGGCAAGCGGTCATATGGGCGCTCGGGCCGGCTCATTCGAAGGACGAGCCATGATCGTGCTCGCGCTCGACCTTGCCACCGAAACCGGGTGGGCGCTCGGCAGACCCGGCGATGAGCCGCGCTCGGGCACGATGCGATTCGCCGCCAAGGGTGCCTCGCACGGCGCGATCTTGGGCCACGCGCTGGAAATGTTGACCACTTTCATGAAGGACAACCCCGTCGATCACTTGGTCATCGAGCAGGAGGTCCGCAAGCGTCAGAGTTGGAAAAGCTCGATCGCGGCCGACACCCTTCTGATAAAACTGATCGGCATCGCGGAGGCGGTGACGTTCAATGCCGGCGTCTACAGGCCGGCGTTTGCGCCGGTGAATACGGTGCGCAAGTTTTTCCTGGGCGACGGTAGCCTGGATCGTGACACCGCCAAGCACCGCACCGTGCAGCGATGCGAAGCGCTCGGCTGGGCGCCGGCAGACGACAACGCGGCCGACGCGCTCGCAATCTGGGCGTGGCGCTGCTCGATCATCGACCCGACTTTCGGCACCACGCTGTCACCGCTGTTCGGCAAGCGGAGGATCGCTGCAGCATGATCTTGGTTTGGATGGAGAGAAGGAGGGCGATGAGCAGAGACACACCGTCTGAGAGAAAGAATAGGACTTAAAATGAGTTTCCTGCCCTGCTGATCCGTCCACAACACTCAGTAAGCAGGAAGGCCCGCCGGGGGAAATTGTCGAGGCATCGAACCCTTGGCGGGCCACTTTAGACAGAGCAAAGGATCGGCATGACCTTAGCCAAACAGCTTGAAAAGTGTGAAGGCGGCTGCGAACAGGGCGGCGCCGGTGCCCATACCGGTCGTCACCGCCAGCCAAGGCGCGAATCTGATCTCCTGCCGCTTGCGGTCGCGGTCAGCAAAAATACGATCAATGTCGGCAAGCATCTGATCGATACGCACGAAGCGCTCGCGCACGGTCAAGCCGTCCATCTCCGGGTGTTCTGTCATAGCGAATCCTTTCGACCCGCCATCCTAGCCTTGATAAGCCCGGCTTACAACCGGGGGCGGAGGGCAGCCGTATGGACGAGCTGATTGTGCCAACACCGGCGCCGCGGCTGCGCAGCTCATTGCGCCCTCACAACATGCGCGTCAAGCTGACTGCTGCCCAATTCAACCGCCTGCTGAGAGCGGCCGACAAGCGCGGAACGCAACCGCGCGAGCTGATCGAGCGAATCGCTCACACCGTACTGAACCACAGCCTCATCGATGCTGTGCTCGATGACGGCATCTGAATTTTTTTTGTGCTGGAAAATCTATGTCGGATGCCGCACATCCTATTCTTGTGCTCCGCGCGCGCGCCGAAGCGCGGGCAATGCTTTATGGCTTTGGCGAATTCAGTGACATCGAACAGGCGACCGAGCCGCTGCGCCTCTATGCGGTGCGCGCCGGCATCCTCGACATGCTCGGCCGCGAGGCCGTCGAGATCATCATCCTCGATCCGTTCAGGAGGTTTGAATGAGCACGGATCGTTTCAGCGAAGGCTTTGCGTCCTGGCGCATGGTGCTCGCCAGCCTACCGAATGACGACATCGAAACGCGCAGCACGATCTTCGACAACGCGTGCAAAGATGTTGCCGGCTACGTCGCCAAAGGGCTCGATCGCGCGCATGCGGTCGATGAGCTGCGCGCCATAGCGTTGGCCTACGGGCTGATCCAACATTTTGGCGAGGACAACATCCAGGCCCGCATCGCGGAAGCGTTCGCGAAGATCGAGCGGCCTACGGATGAACATGAGCCCGGCAAGCCCAACGGCAAGTCACCGCCGGTGCCGCTGCTCAAGCTCATCGACATCACGGCCTGGGACGGCGTCGATCCACCGAAGCGCCGATGGATCGTGAACAACCGCATTCCGGCGAGAAATGTCACGCTGTTCTCAGGTGAGGGTGGCGTCGGCAAGACCCTTCTGATGATGCAGCTCGCGGTCGCCACTGTCATCGGTAGGGATTGGATTGGCGAGACGCCCGAGCCCGGCCCGGTCATATTCATCAGCGCCGAAGACGACGAGGATGAAATGTTTTACCGCATGGCCAAGATCGTGGAGCACTACCACAAGCTCTACGGCACCAGCTTTCGCGACCTGGCCGATCTGCATCTGCTCAGTCTCGCCGGCAAGGACGCCGTCATGGCCGCGGTCGATGGCAAAGGCATCGTGCGGCCGACGCCGCTGTTCGCGCAGCTCAACGCCACCGCACGCGTGATCAAGCCGAAGTGGATCGGGCTCGACACCGCGGCCGACATCTTCGTGGTGGACGAGCGCAACCGCACCGAAGCGCGCCAGTGCATAAGCTTGCTGCGCGGCCTGTGCCTGGAGATCGATACGACCATCGTGCTGTTGTCGCATCCGTCATTGTCAGGCATCGCCAGCGGCACCGGCATGTCAGGCTCAACCGGCTGGAATAACTCGGTGCGCTCGCGCCTCTATCTCAAGACACCGAAAAAGGAGTCTGGTGCCGAGATTGAGAATGTGCGCGTGCTCGAAACCATGAAGGCAAATTACGGCCCGATCGGTGACCCAATCCCGCTCGTGTGGGAAGACGGCCTTCTGATGAACAAACCAACCCCGACGCCACTCGAAAAGATCGTGCTCGATGCCGAGGCGCAAACGATATTCCTCATGCTCCTGCAACGCTTCAACAAGCAAGACATGACGGTGAGCGCAAGCCAGAACGCACGCAATTTCGCACCCACGGTGTTTGCCGAATTACCCGAAGCCGCGGCCCTCGACAGCCATCCAAAGGCGCGCAAAAAACTACTGCGCGAGGCGATGGATTACCTCACTTCCAAGGAGCGAATTTACCAGGGCGCAGGCCCGATGGCGGTGGTGAAATCTAAACGCCATCCGTGTCTTTATGCTGGTGGAGTCTTGCTATGAGAGTATTGCAAATCGCGCATGGCAGGCTTTGTGACGGTCGTTTACTGGTAGCGCGGTGGGTGAAATCCGTTCCTCACATCGTTCCTCACTCCGAGTCTCAGGTTGGTTTTGGCATGTGCGGAAATGGTCTATGCACCAAGCGCATAGCTTCGAAAAATGAATTCAACATCAATAGCTTGTCCGTTCCTCACATCGTTCCTCACATCGTTCCGTGGTCGTTCCCTGCTGCACCCTCAGACTCCCTACCCCGACCAAGAAAGAGGTCGGGGTTCTACAGAGAACCCCTCCATCTTGGTCGGGTGACTGGAGAACAGAACACGACAGCACCGGTGACCTATCGCCGCCGGGCCGGCTTGAAAAAGTCCGGTCGGACCTGCTCGGGTTTGATGCCCAGAACCTCGGCCACGACATGCACACGCGAAAGCGGAACCTGCTCCCATTGGTACACCGCGGTCCGCTTGATGCCGCACGCTTCCGCCACCCGCACCGATAGGCCACGTTCTTTGCGGATGCGCTCAACAATCTTGTCCATTCAATCGTTCTCCTGATTTGCGTGCGATAATGTATCCTTATCATAGCGAATGACAAGAAGGACTACTCACATGAAAAACGCGGTGCGGATGGAATACGATTTCGAAACCAAGACCGCTATTGTCGAGTTCGCAGAAGGCGCGGCCTACAGCACGCAAGCGGTCGCGCTCTACTTCGATGAGGCCAGCGACAGCAAGGTCGAGCTGATCAAAATCATGCAGCGCGGCAAGCCGACAGTCGAGATCAGGCGACCATTCGTGGTGTAGGACAATGATCAAGCTTGAATTCGACTTCGATGACTTCGCAAAAGAAGCGGTCGCACTCGGCGTGGCCGCAGATCAATTGCCCTATGCGCTATCGCTCGCCATGAACCGCGCGGCCGATGTCACCCGAAATCTACTGATCAAGACGACTTGGCCGCAGCATATCGTCCAGCGTAACGCGAGCTTCATCGCGGCTTCGCTCACCACCAAGGACTCGCGTGCCAGCAAGCAATCGCTTTCAGTCGAAATCTTCGACAAGTTGGAACGCGGCAATCTGGTGATGCAGTCTTTAGGCGGCAGCAGAACGCCGCGCGGTGGATCGAACCTTGCTGTGCCTCTGAGTAATATCCCACGCAGCTCGCGCGGTGTGCCTGCTCGCCTGCGTCCTCGAAACATGCCGACAGCGTTGCGAAAGGGCGATGCGCTCTACGCGCGCGATCGGAAGGGTAAGTTAACGCTGCTCTATATCTTGAAATCAGCGACTAAGATTCCGAAGCGCGTTCCGTTCTACGAAGACTTTGCGAAGTGCATGCAGGATGAACTGCAGAGAACGATTCCAATGGCGATCGAGAAGGCGATGGCGACGCGTAGGAAATGAATTGTTGATTAGTGTTTGATTGATTGCGTGTGTTGTGTGTGATGTGTGATGTGTGATGTGGTGATGTGTGCGTGTTGTGTGTGTTTGATTGATTGATTGAATGTGTGCGTGTTATTGTGTGTGTGCTTGTTCGTTGTTGTGTGTGATGCGGTGATGCTGGTTTGTTTGATTGATGCGAGTATGATGATATGACGTGCCAGGCATGCAGACGAAGACGTGAGTTGTTGTTGATGCTCTACGCGCGCGTGGTGCGTGGTGCGTCGATAGATGTGAGGCCAGGATGGCTGGGGGTGGGCGGCAAAGGTACTGTGAGCCCTCCGGGATGGCGCGGGGACCGCGCGACCGCGGCTTATAAACGTATTTCCAACCTTCGCATTCGGCCTAAATTTACCGGATGAGGCGACCGCGGATGACCGAGTTTCGAAACCGGATCGTAGAATTGCGGCGCGTGCGGGCCTCCGAGCTGCGGCGCAATCCGCGGAATTGGCGCCAACACCCCGAGGGCCAGCGCTCTGCGCTCACCGAATTGCTCGGCACGGTCGGCTTCGTGGGCGCCGGAATAGGACGCGACACGCCGGAAGGGGTCGAATTGATTGATGGGCACCTGCGCGCCGACCTCGCAGATGACAGCGAGATGCCGGTTTTGATCGTAGACCTCACCGACGACGAGGCAGCCAAGGTGCTGGCGACATTCGACCCGCTCTCGGCCCTCGCGATACCGGACGTGGACGCCTTCAAGTTGTTGTTGACCGGCATCGAGCTGGACGAGCATGCCGAGCTGCGCAAGATGGTCACCGATCTGACCCGCAAGTATGCGGAGCGTGAAGGCAGCAAGGAGGATGACCGGCTCGACGTGCCCGGCATGGCCCTGCAGCCGCATGAGCACTACGATTATTTGGTGGTGCTCGCCTCGACCACGCACGAATGGAATGTGCTGTGCGATCGGCTCGACCTCCCGGCGATCAAGCGCAGGAACCGGATGGGCACGGCGCACGCGATCCGCGCCGACAAGCTGATCGAGCTGATGGCGAGCAAGAAAAAATGAAATATCAGATCGTCATCCCATCGCGCGGACGGCCGCACAACGCCAAGACCATGCTGTCGCTGATGCCGGACGCATGGATCTGCGTCGATGAGCGCGAGCGCGAGGACTACAAGCCGCACGTCCCCAAGAAGCAGCTCCTATTGCACCCGCCATCGACCGGGGCGCCGGCGGCGCGCAACTGGATCATCAACAACGTGAAGGCGCCGTGCCTGATCCAGAGCGACGACGATCTGGTGGGCATCAGGAGCAACATCGGTTCCAAGCGTTTCATCACCGATCCCGACGAGGTCATGGCCATCATCGAGAATGCGGTGACGTGCTGCGCCGATCTCGGCCTCACCACGTTCTGTTGGTCGCGCACCGCCAACACGACAGTCGTGCGACCGGAGGAAAAGCCGATCGTTCCGACGCAACAGGTGTACGGCTGTTGGGGTGTGATGAACAAGGCACGCGCGCGGCAGTACGATGAGACGCTGCGCAGCCGCGCCGATCTTGATTGGACGATGCGGACATTGCTCGAAGACCGCATCGTGCTGGCGGACATTCGGTATTATTTCGACTTTGGTAGATCGTTCAGCGGGAGCGGCGGACAGTCGGGGCTGGTCACACCGGAGGACTTCAAGCGCTCGACCGAGATCGTGGCGAAGCGGTGGGGCACGGCCATCAGCTTTCGCCGGCCCGGCTACATGAAGCAGGGCGACACCGTGGCAGGCGTGCCGCATGTGCGGCGGCAAAGCACACTGGCCAAAACAGGGAGCAAATGAGAAATGGCGTTTGTCACTGAGAAAACATTGTTCATCCACGTCCAGAAGACCGGCGGCATGAGCGTGCGCGAAATCCTGTACCGCTGCACCCCGACAGGCCACGAGAGCGGGGACGCGCAAGGCGAACGGCATCTCGGCTTGCCCGAGCTGCGCGCGCGGCATCCCGGCATCGACAGCGGGCGCATCGTGTTCGGCTTCGTGCGCCACCCGGTTGATTGGATCGTGTCGCGGTGGTCGTTCGCATGCGCCAGCGGCTTCCCGATCCATGTCCAGCACCGCGACACCGCGGCGCAAGTCTGGATGGCGTGTTGTTGGTCGTATCGTTTCGAGGAATTTGTGGACCGATACCTTGAGCGGTTCGCCGGCATCGCCACGCAAACCATGTTCCAAAAGCTCGGCCTGTGGAGCGACCGGCCGGCCGATCGCATCGGCAAGACCGAGACGCTGGCCGACGACCTCGCAAAAATTCTCGATGACGCTGGCGAGCGGTGGAGCCGGCCCAACACGGCGCCGCACCGCAATGCCGATGAACCAGGGCTGCGACCGCAGGTGAGCGCGGGCGTTCGGCAGCGGATCATGGACGCGGAACGGCGGCTTTGTGACCGGTTCGGCTATTGAGCGGTGGCAGGGTACGGTAAGGGCCGCAAACCGCCTGGGGAGGCCGTGGGTGCGTCTTGGGCCGGGGGGGCTGTTGGGGTAGCGGGCCGGGCCGGCCGGCTTACGGGCGCCCTCCTGGCCAAGGCCGGCGGGGCGCCTGTAGAGGGCCGGGTGGCGCCCCGGCTTTGGGGGCCGGGGGCCGGGGGGGGCGGTTAGCACCCCCCCTCGCCCTCCTGCGGGTGGCGCCTATGGTGCGGCGGCTTGGCCGGTATCGGGGGAATCGGGGCCGGTCGCGGGCCGCTTTCCCGCCCGATCACCCGCCCATCGGGGCCGTACAGCGTCGTGGTGCCTTGGGTATCGGTCAGGGCGCGACCAGCAGGGCGCCCGGCGGCATCGTAGAATTGGCGTTGCTGCGCCTCCGCAACAGGCGTCATCAGCAGCGCGAGCGCCGTAGTTATTGCAATCAGTCTCATCGTCCTTGCTCCTGTTTGATTGTCCAAAGCCTGTAAGCTTCCTCGACATACGGGTCCGGCTCTGTCGGTTCCGGCACCAGCACGGCGCCTTCGTCGCGGAAATGTTGTAGACCGCGGCCCATCCGCCGGCCGGCGAGCGTGTGCTGATCGTTCGCCCAATCGGGAATGGTTGGCGCGTAGTCCTCCAGCATCGAGCGCAGGCCGATCGCGGCGCCGAAATGGCAGCCGGCGCGCGACTTGGGAGCGCGGCACATCATCCGAATGGCGTTGCCGATCATCAGCCGCGCCTCTCCGATTGATTTGCTGTATCGCTCCTTCGATTGCGCGATGGCGGTGCTGACGAATGGCACCACCCAAGGCGCGGCGAGCGTGTCGAGGTCTTCGTGGCAGATGACCTCCAATCGATTGCACACCATCGAGTGCAGCGGCTTCGACGTGTGCATCAGCTCAACGGCGAATTCCATCGCCTCGCGCTCCATGCCGCGGCGGATGCATTTCTGCATGGCCGAAACGCAAGCCATCGAGGGAAGGTTGTTGTTGGTCGCGGGTATCATTCGGCTCGCTCCTGAAAAAAGGGCCGGCGCAATGGCCGGCCTGTGAGTGGCCCCCGGCAGGAACAGCCCTGCCGGGAGTAGTGTTTTAGTAACAGGTCGTAGTGCAGGTTTGGGTGTTGCCGTACCCGGTGCAGGTCGTGGTACAAGTCCTAGCCTGCGCAGGGATTGCCGTTGCGAGGACCGTTAGCGCGGCCAACGCAGCAAACAACTTAGTCATCGAGTTTTCCTTCTCGTTTTCGGCAGGATTGCCGGTCATGTCCCTGCGGATTTACCCGCCGGGACATGGGCTGCAATCAGTGGGGTTTGTTTAGTTGGCGCGCGAGCGCCGCGACCGTGCCGGCGGTTCGGCCACCGGCTCGACCACCGATTCGGCCGGCTGTTCGGCCGGCTGTTCGGCCGGGGCCGCGTCGGTCGAAACCGGTTGCGCGAGCGCGAGCGGATTGATTTCGCCGCCGGCCACCAGCGCGGCGAGCTGCACCGGCGTTTCGATGATAGCGAAGCCGCCACCATCATTGAACGTGATCCGGGTGCCCGGCTTGCCGTCCTTGCGCGCGTAGAAGGCGCGGATTGCGTCGGCGTTGATGACCGCCGGCTTGCTGGACTCGTCGCGTACCTCCCGGCCCAGGTCTTCATCAAACCTGACGACGCCGGGCTCGACCATGTTGATTGCTACAAACTTGCTCATCTTGTTTAACCCTTCCGATTGGCGGTGCTTGTTCCGGTGACCGCCTTGAACCGTCGAAAAAGAGTAGGCCAGCGAATTAGTGGAAAGTCTAGCTTATCTTTCGCATGGCGTGGCCGCGTCCTGCGCATCAGCCCGAGAACGGCTCATCATCAATCGGGCCGACCGGTTCGTGCAGCGGCGTCAGAATGTGCCGCACCGCACCGGACACGCGCCGCGCCCTGTTGCGCGCTCGCGTGGCGCTGTTGCTGGCGCGCAGCGCGGCGAGATTGGCGAAGCCCATCGCGCGGGCCGCGACCTCGCGGAATGCCATTTCAGGCAGCGGGGCGGTGGCGGCATGGACACCGATGCGGCCAACGTAGTCGATGCCGTTCTCGGCACGCCGCACGCTGCCGACATAGCGCCGGCCTTGCTTGATCGGCGTCTGCCCGTTGGAGGTTTGTGAAGTCATCAGACGGAAACGCATTGGTTGATTGCTCCTTATCGGCCGGTTAGCGGCTTGTCGGCGGTGGTGGTGGTGGGGACCGGCATGGCCGACCAAACAAGCGCACCAACCCAACCGAGGATCGTCCAGCCGAGCAACAGGTTCAGCAGGAAGATCGGCATCAGGTGTTGGTGCCCTCGAAAGTTCGCGACCACAGCAGGCAGTAGGTAAATGATGATCAGCATAAGCGTTAACATTGGGCTTGCTCCTGTTGTTTGATTGAAGGGCCGCGGCCCGGTAGTGGGCCGCGGGCGTGTTGTTGGATTTAGGCGGCTTGCGCGGACCGCTCGCCCCACGGGAGGCCGAAATTGTCGGCGCACACCGGGCCGTAGCCGACCAGCTTCGAGCGCTCGTCAGTCAGCGCCGCGTTGCAGAAGCAGCAATTGTGGGTGAGCCGGCCGTGGGCGCCGGCCACGCCGGCCGGGTCGGCGGCGAATGCTCGAAGCTTGTCGCCTAGTGCCGGATCGGTGTCGCGCGCGGGCTCGAATTGGCCGGCCCGTGTGATTCGGCCGAGCCACTTGCGGCGCCCGTCGAAACCTTTGTCGGGGCTTGTGATGGTCAAGCATCCCGGCTCGCGCGCGCGGTCGCCTGCGACGTTGATTCGGTAGTCGGTGAAAACGATGGCCGGCGGCTTGCGGCGGTTCGGTTGCGCGGCGCGGACGTTGTCGAAAAGCCGCATGATGGCGGAGAGGTCGCCAACATTTTGCGCGGCTGGCGCCGGCCGCTCCGCAATCGCGTAGTAGGTTTGGGAAAATCCCTCGCCAACCTTGGCGCCGAGCTGCACCTGTTTCGATGCACCATTCCGCTTCGTGACCGAAACCGTCTGGCCGGCGGAATTCGCGTCCGTCGAGCGGACGCACCATTGGTCGTTTAGTTTGATGTACGCGTACATTTTGATTGTTCCTGTTGTTTGGTTGGAATTAGACCGCGGCGGGCCGCTTGTGGCTCAACCCGCTGATGGGGCTGAAAGTCGCGTAGAGGGCGCCCGCGAGTGTGATCGAGGACTCGAAACCCGCCTTGCGCGCGGCTTCAACCGCCTCGCCAAGCGTGGCGAATTGGCGCGAATAGCCGAAATTGATGAAATTGACCGAGTACATTTGGCTTGCTCCTGCTCTTTGGTCGCGGCTCCGTGCCCGACCGTCTGGAAAAACAGTAGCCAAGCCCTGCACGCAGTAAAGCCAAACTTATCATTTTTGGTAGGAGAAAATTTCAATGATTAGCAATCGAAACAATAAAATTCCCCGGCGAAACAGCCCCGCCGGGGTTGTATTGATTGCATCTGCCCGTTCAGTATCGATCGCCGCCGGATGCTCGATCGCGCAGCCAATCGGTGAGGTTCATCACCTTGCGGCGCCGCTGTTCCGCCGGCACGTCCGCGGCCCACGGATCGTGATAGGTCAGCTTCGCTTTCGGCGGCTCCTGCACCATGCCGTGTGGCTTGCGCGGCTTTGCCGCCGGCTTGCTTGATTGGAGCGCTGGACGAGGCGCCAGCGCGGGGCGCCCCATCCGACGCGTGCGCTTGCGCTCGATATGTGAGGGGCGCTTGTCCGCGTAGGAATGCTCAAGCGCCGCCTTGAGTCCGGCTTGCTTCAAGCCGAAATCCCGATAACCCTCCTGCAGCACCGCGTAGTAGTAATCCGAAGGCGGATAGATGCCGGTCGAGTTCATCGTGTAGAGCATGATCTCCGTCTCACCATCCGGCAGGCCAGCAATCTCGACATACTCTTTCGCGTACATGCCGCCACCATCCGGTCGGTAGCCTTCATAGCGATCGAGCGCAGCCTCGCACGCTGGCGTGATTCGCCAGATGCCGCCGCGGCATTCGAAGCCGGGCGCGTGGATCACATCGGCAACGCCGCGAAAAACGAGTCGGGTGTCGCGAAGGATAAGCGGGCCGAGCGGTTCCGCGGCCGGGCAACGCCGCGACATCTGATCCTTGTGAAGGTTTGACCCGTAGGCGAAATACAGCACGTTGATTGCTCCTGATTTTTGATTGTTGGTTATGGGAAAAAAGAGAACCGCCCTTAGAGGGCGGCTGACCGTTGCGCGCGCGACCGCAGGAAGGCAGCTTCCTCGGGGGTCGCGTCGATGACCTCGAAAAGGCCGTCAAGCGTGGCCGGCACCGTGGCGCCCGGCGCAACTTGTGCGACGAGAAAAAACCGCTCCTTGCCGCGCGACTTGACCACGCGAACCTCCAAGCCTGCGACCGCGGCTTGACGTTTGATTGAAAGCGCGCGGAACCCATGCGCGGCCCTGATTTCTTCGGCCGTCGCGCCTTCCGGCTTGGCGACCGCCTCCGCAACCGCACGCGCCTTTGCGTCGAGTCGGGAGAAATCGCGGGCGATGGCCGGGCCGGCGCCGGTCTTGCCGGCTTTGGCCGCCGCAACTAAGCGCAGGCAAATCGTGATCCAATTGATTGCCTTGTCCGCGTTTACCGTTCCGGCATGTTGGCGAAATTCAACCGTCCGCGGGCCGGAACGATTAGCGTCTTTCGAATGCAGCCCCTCGATATTAACCTTGTGATACCGGCCGGCATGTGCGCCCGATGCGCGCGCAAGAGCGGTGGAAAGCGCCCGCACAGAAGTAGCCGAATCGATTGCCTCCTTATCGGTAAGTTTGACCGACTTGCAATAAGTCGCATCGTTCCCGCGCCGGCTTGGCGGCATGATTTGGTCGAGCGAGTCTTCGAATCGGCCGTATAGTTTCAGGAGGTCTTGAAAGAAACCGATGCTATTTGTAGGGGCGCCGACGTGAACGTGAAAACCGGTCGTGGTATTGACGGTGCAACCCGCCGCGTTAAGCGCTTGTGCAATTTTGGCGACTTGCTCTAAGCCGGCATCGCCGGAGAGAACCGGGGCGACAAATTCGAAACCGTAGCCGTTGCCCCGAATCGAGCCGTCGCGAACGATCTTCCAAGAGTCGCTAGGGCAATTGCCGAAACCGCTGTAAACCGGAAGGCCCGAAATTTCGGAAACGCGGCGGGCGATTGGCTCGCGATCGAGGGGCGAAAGTATTTCGAATTCGGCGCCGAATGTAAGAGTAGAGAGAGAGGGGTGCATTTTAGGCTCCTGGGGGGTGGGGCTCCGTGCCCGACCGTCCTGAAAACAGTAGCAACCGCCTGCACGCAGTAAAGCCAAACTTATCATTTTTTGGGGTATAATTTTTCAATCTTTAGTTCATATTGGGAAAAATCGTTCAATCGGGGGCTGTAGCCCTGGGAAAGGGGCCAAAATGGCCGAAAATGAGCCTTCGAAAACCGAAGCCGGGACCGTTTCGACAGCTTTGGCGATGTCGCTCCTATTGATGGAGCACCCCGACGAATTGAGAAAATTGCAGCGCGCCGGCTACATCAAGCCGATCGGCAAGGACAGTTGGCGGCTGGCCGATCTCATCCGCGGCTTCGCCAAGGCCGCGCGCGACACCGCGCAGCTCACCGATAGCGCCACGCTCGCACGTTGTTGGGGCCTCGCCGTCTCGCGCATCTCGCAATTTGTTGCTGAAGGCTGGCTGAAGGCCGCGGGGCGCAAGGGCCAATACAATTGGTTTGAAGCCAATCAGAGTTATGTCCGCTGGCTGCGCGATCAGGACCGCAAGACATCGAAATCCGCCAGCGACAGCCGCATGCGCGATGCCAAGGCGCACGAGATCGAGGTTCGCACGCGGCAGCGGCTCAGTCGTTTGGTCCCACTCGAAATCTACGAGGAAATGATCGACAGCTTCGCGGGCGTGGTAAGAAGCGAGTTCGCGGGATTGCCGGCGGCAGCCACCCGCGACCTGACGCTGCGCCGGATCATCGAGCGGGAGGTCAATGCAAGACTTCGTAGGATCGCAGAGCACGCACTGGCACAGGCCGTTCGCTTGGAGACGGTTCGCGGGCTTGATGATGCCATCGGAGCCGATGGAGCCGGACCAGTGGGCGGCGGCCAACAGGACATATCCGGCAACGGCAGCGGTTCCGGGGCCGCGTGATCCGCTCCTAACGCCCTACGTGGTCGAGCCCGAGCGCGCCATCGCCAGCGGCGCCTACAAGCGCGTCGTCATGGTGATGGGCGCGCAATCCGGCAAGAGCGAAGCAATGCTCGATGTGGCCGGGCAGCGGCTCGACCAGCGGCCGGGGCCGATCCTCTATGTCGGCCCCAACAAGCAATTCCTCACCGAGCAATTCGAGCCGCGCGTGATGGCGCTGCTGGACGAGGCGCCAACCCTCATGGCGAAGGTGGCGCGCGGCAAGCGCATGACCAAGACCCGCAAGGTGGTGGCCGGCGTGCCGTTCCGCTTGGCGCATTCGGGATCTAGCACCGCACTCAAATCCGATCCGGCAGTCCTCGCGTTGGTCGATGAATACGACGAGATGCGCGACAACGTGAATCAGCAGGGCGGGCCGCTTGGCCTGGTCGAGCGCCGCGGCGACACCTTCGCTGACTTTGTTTGTGTCGTGACCTCCACGCCCAAACGCGGCAGAGTGGCCGCGACCAAGGATGAAATTTCCGGTCTGTGCTTCTGGGACATCGCCGTGGCCGAGGACATCGAGAGTCCGATCTGGCAGCTCTGGCAGCAAGGCACGCGGCATCACTGGTGCTGGCCATGTCCCTGGTGCGGCGAATTTTTCGTGCCGCGCTTCAACCTCCTGCGCTATCCGCTCAAGGCCCGGCCGCTCGAAGCCGCACGCGAAACATTCTTGGAATGCCCGCACTGTGCCGGCGTCATCGAGGACCAGCACAAGGCCGACATGAACGCGCGCGGGCGCTATGCGGCGCCGGGCCAGAACATCGACAAGAGCGGCGTGGTGCATGGCGCGCCGGCCGAAAGCAAAACCATCTCGTTCTGGGTGTCGGGGCTGGCATCACCATTCGTCACGTTCGGAGAGCGGGTCGCGGTGCTGGTCGAGGCGCAGCAGTCGGGCGACGACGCGATGGTGCAGCAGGCCATCAACGCCGGCTTTGGCGAGCTGTATTCACCCGGCGGCGGCGAGGTTCCCGAGTGGGTCGAGATCAAGGAGAAATCCCGACAGGCCACCTACAAGCGCGGCGAAGTGCCGGCGGACGTGCTCTATCTGACGCTGGCGTGCGACGTGCAGCGGCATTCGATTCCGTGGGTGCTGCGCGGATGGGGCGCGCGCGCGACCTCATGGCTGATCGAGTACGGGTATCTGCGCGGCGACACCGCCGAGGAAGACATCTGGCTCGCGCTGGCCGATCTGGTGGTGCAGCCGGTCGGCGGCTTGCCGATCAGGTTGGCATTCATCGATTCGGGATTCCGGCCCGGCAAGATCGACATGCTGCCGCTCAATCGCGTTTACGAGTTCTGCCGGCGCTTCCCACGGCGCGTGCGCCCCACCAAGGGGTCGAGCACCCCGATGCGAACCCCGCTGATCCTGAACAAGATCGAGGTCAGCCGCAAAGACGGGCGCGCGGCCAAGTACGGGCTCGACCTCGTGCGGCTCGACACCGATCACTGGAAAAGCTGGGTACATGAAAGACTTAGGTGGCCCGACGCCCACCTCGGCGGCTGGCATGTGTTCCGCGGCGTGGACGATGATTACTGCCACCAGCTCGTCAGCGAGGCGCGCATCAAACAGCCAACCGGGCGCGTCGAATGGGTCCAGCGATCGCGCGACAACCACTTTTTTGACTGCGAGGCGATGCAGGCAGCCGCCGGCTATTTGCTGAACGTGCAGCGCATCCCATTGCAAAACAAGAAAGATGGGACTAAGGAGGAAATTGGCAGGCAGCCGGAAACCCAAACCGAGACAGTGGCTTCGACCGAAGCGCCGCCCATTCCATCGCCATTATCGCGCACCCGCAGGGTCAGGCGCATTATCAGATCGAGCTATCTCGGGGCCTAACGTGGCTTCCGAATGCCATCCAATCGCGAAGACTTGCAGGCCAGGATCGCCGCGTTGCAGTCCGAGCTTGCGGCGTTGCCGTCAAGCCCGTTCGTGCAAGAGGTAGCTGGCGCAGCTCGACCGGATGAGCAACCGGCAAAGACCATGCAGGTGCCGCCGCGCCGGCCGGCACCAAGCTCGCTGCCA